GCAAATTATCTATAACATAGAATCTAATTTGGTTTGCAACTTCTTGATTGTCTTCTGATAATCAACTATTGACTTTCTTTTCCATTCTATATTCATGCCTTTCCAAGATGCAATTCTTTTAGCAATCCCGTTATCACGCTCTGAATTATAGAATGCCTCATCGTTATTATAATTTTTAGCAGCATCTCGTTTTACAATCTCATTCCAAGTTGGCCATTCGTACCAAGAATCTTTAGGATTATCTTTAATAACTTGAATGATTTCAACAACTGTTAATTTAGAATTTGTTTCAACATCTTCAGTTGCTCTTTTAATTTTAATTTCATAGCTCTGAATTTCTTGATTAAGTTTTTCAAGCTTAGACATTTTCTTAATCTTTTCATTGTATTCCTGAGTTACTGCTTTACTATTAGTTTTAGGAATACTTGTTTTAGTAATATAACGATAATGTAATCTTTGAACATTATAACCGCCAGCATAAATTACTTCAGTTGAAAAATCATATGTTATTTCGTTTCTTTGTATTTGTGCGGTGATTTGAATATTTCCTTTAGGACTTCCGCTTGCATTGATAGAAAGTAAAAGATCAGATGGCATTGTATATGATTCTATTGATTTTACCATATCATATATTAACGTAAGTCTAGTAATTTCTCTATCATATTTTGAAAATTCTCTACCAAATTGTTTAACGTATGCTGTTTCGGCTTGAGATAACATAGTAATAATAGTAGGTTCTAACGCTTCTAATATAATGTCAACTATATTAGTAGAATTGGACTCATTTAAAAATCTATCATATGATTTAATCTTACTCATAGCTTATTTATTTGTTTTAATTATACTGTAAATATAAATAAAAAACCCGAGATTAAAAAATCTCGGGCTAATTATTTTTATAAAGTTATTAACAATTAAAGTTTTAAGAAAACTTTTCTGCTAGCTTCATCGATTCTAGTTACAGTAACTGCAATAGGATCTCCTTTTTTAATTGTAGGAGTATCTATACCTTCTAATTCTGAAATATGCAATAAACCAACGATGCCTTCTTCAACTGTAATAAAGATACCGTAATCTTTTGTTGCTTTAACTGTACCTTGTACTAAAACCGGTACATTATATTTGGCAGCTAAGCCGTCCCATGGATTAATTACTTCAACTTCTTCTTTTTGAGTCAACATAATTTTCTTTTCAGAAATGATTTCTTTGATGTTGAATTCAATAGCATCACCTGGATTAACTTCTTTAGCTTCTAATTTAGCGGCCCATTCGTCATTCAAGTCATTGATGTGAATCATACCGGTTAAACATCCATTAAATTCAATAAAGATACCAAATTTAGCAGAACCTGTAACTTCTCCTGTAAATACTTGATCTTTAGCAACAGATTTAAGTTTTTCAACTTCGTTAGGGATCATTGCTTGTAAGTATTTTCTATGTGATACGACAACTGTACCTTTTTCATATGAATAAGAAACTGGAACAACATACATTTCAGTACCAATAATAGATTCAAAATCAGCTAATTTATTAGCACCTGCTAATGAACCTGGCATAAAGCAATCAATGCCTTGAATGTTTACCATGTAACCACCACCCGGAATCATACTAGTAACTGTACCAATATATGCAGTATTTCCAGATTCAATTGATTTTTTCAAATCATTGATAATAGTTTGACGCATTCCTTCGCTAATAGAACCTAAGATAAATCCTTTTTGATTTTTAGTACTTAAAACTCTAACTGTAAATTTAGCGCCTACTGTAATAAGACTTCTAATAGAAGAAGGTTCTCTACCTAAATCGATATAAACCATTTCTCTGTGACCTACGTCTAACATAGCCCAATCATTACTCATAGAGTAAATTGTACCATCATAATGTTCGTTTGGTTCGATAACAGCTTTGAAATCTGCCATTACACCTTCATACAAATCAAACCATTTTTGAGCATCTGCACCCTGATAAAATACTTTCGTAGCACCATTAGTTTTGACAAAAGGATTCCCTCTTCTCATTCTGCTAGGGCAATCTGCTGCGTGTGCATCCCAATCAAATTCTTCTAAAGATTGATTTGCATTTGTGAAACCCTTTGTTTCTTTTTTTACAACTTCAACTACCGGAGCTTCTAATTCTACTGTCGCTGAAAGTCTTGTTCTTTTTTGTGTTGTCATTTTTTTGTTTTTAAATAATTAATTTATATATTACTCTTAAAATACTACAGGTACAAAGCCTACCATCGGTGCGGTTGAAACGCCAACGTATATTTGTCCCGTGTAAATAAATTTTAATTCTATTAAATGTGTAGCAAATGCTACAGCTAATGCAGATGCAACTACCTTTGTTGCTGGTTGAATAGTCGGCGGATATTCAAAATATTTACCGCTATTTAAAGCTCTTTTTAAATTTGCAGCCAATCTTTTTTGTGAACCATAATAAACTGGAATATAAGTGCCGGGTGTAGGTATCATACACGGCGGAATTGGAGGGCCTGGCTGGAAAGGTTTTGTTGCAGTTGACATCCAATAATCAATAACAGCTTTAGCTATTTTATCATAAGCTTCATCTGATCCTTTATCTGCATCTTTTTTATAAGAATCTGCTATTTTGTTGATACAATCAATTCTATCTTTATTCCATCTGTCTCTTTCGATTTTCCACAAGTCTACCTTTTCATTTACGATACGTGTTTCGTGTTTATTTACAACAGCTGGTAAAACCATCAGTAATTTATGTTCAGCTTTTTTAACGCTGTCTTTTATAGGATGGTATGTAAACTTTACGATAATTTCTTTTTCTTTTACAAAATCTGGTAAAGTTTTAACATCTTCGTGTGAGGATTGAAATTTATGCTTATTATACGTTAAAGTGATTTTTTTATTTTCACTAATCCATTTTTTAACAAGAGATGCAACTTTATTACCCAAGCCTGCGTTTGTACCGTGTTTTAATCGATCCAGCCATAATCTAAATTCTTCGCTTTTATCGTATTGGTAATAAACTTTATTGGCTAATAATTCAATTATCTCTTCATCTTTTAATTTTGGTAAATTAACTGATGTTTCTTTAATATAAGTTTCTTCATATTGATTTTCAGGTACAATAACAATTACGAATGAATTTATTATTCTTTGTACGCCTTTTGCATCTGTGATACTTATTAATTTATATTCAAAACTACCGGGCTTTGATTTATCTACATCAATAGTAATTTGACCAGATAAATCCGATGCGATACTTTGTTGATTTACATCATCAATGGAGTAATCAAAGGTATACGGAGCTTCTCCTTCAGTACCACTAAAAGTTATTTTAGGAACTTCAGTTTCTGAATATTTAATTTCAGTAATTAAGCTTTTGGTAATTTCTGGACTTGTTTTAAATCCAAAATCATAAAAAACATAGGCCGGCTTAGTTTCTAAACATGTTTGTAATTCTTTATCTATATTTGCATTGATATTAGGAATAGGCAATGCATCTTTAAGATCTGCAAAATTAGGATCTAATTTTTTATCTTCTAACGAAGGTGCTTGTGATTCGTAAAGTTGTTTAAAAGCTTCTTTAAAACCAGCGTCTAAAATTGATTTTTGACCAGATTGATGAATATTACCGAAAGGTGTTTGTGAAGTTTTGACTGCATTAAAATATTCTTGAGAAATAAGCATAGCCATATCATCCGACGTCTTAAGTGTCTTAGACGCCATTTTTGAAGATACGTTATTTATGAATAATGGCCACTGTGCAGGCATAGTTATTTTTATTTACAGATTATCTATCTACTTTTTCTGCTTAATCTTTTCTAATTTAGATTGTAAACCCTTTACTTTAGGTAATTCTGGTGCAATCGGTGGACCTGAGGGCCCAGTCGGCGTTGGATGTGTATGCGAATTAAACGCATTCATAAAATCATCTAAAATACCTCTTAAAGTTTCACCTCTAACTGCAGGTTCTGATTCATCAGTTGGGCTTGTTGCAATAAAAATGTTATTGGAATTCAAATAAATTTTATCATCTTTAAACTTAATCATGGGCTGAGATTCTTTATCTTTACCAGTTGTTATGATTAGTCCATCTTCTTCAGACTTATAAAATCTAAAATTTCTAGTAGCGTCATATATTAAAGCAATAACATCCTCTGGCTTTGCAGCGCTATCTAATACTTCAGACTTTAGTTGTTTATTTTGATTAATTTGATATGAATAAACAGGAGCATAGATGTTACCATTATCGAATGTAATTGCAACAATATCGCCTATATTTGGTATTAAATGTTGACCAACAGCCATTCTATTTCCTGCACTAGCCCATGGTATGGTATCGGGTGTAAGATTATCAAAAGTTCCATAAACTTTAACCTTACATCTGCCATTTTTAAGAGGATCTTTATTATCGATAACCTCACCAAGCCAATGTCCGTCTCTAAATGAATTCATTAGAATATTTATCTATATTATGTAAATGCGTTTGGATTATCTTTTAATATAGCCCAATAATCTGCAAATCTATTCACACGATCTTGTAAACCATTAAAGCCTCCGTTAATTCTTCTCGTTATCGCTTTAATACTGGCCAATGAATCGTCTACCGCGTAAGCATTTAATTTTCTAGTTTGCCAGAACCAAGTTGCAGTATCTGCAGCATACTTAGTTGCCAACGCAGTTGGGTTAGCAGTAAGATCTTCTCCACAATACTTTGAAAATTGTTTATAGTTTGCACGTCCTGTAATTTGAACGAAGCCACGACCTTTAAAACGAACACCATCGCCTCTTTGAGTATTACCTAAATCTTTTCTACCTTCGTATGCTGCACCCGAAGCAAACTCTTCACGCCATTTAAATTCACCAGACTCGTGTGCACACTGCGCTAAAAAGTGAGCTCTTTGCAAGGGGCTAGTAATACCATATTTTTTCATAGCCATAATCAAAGATCTTGGTACAGATTTTGGTTTCTTAGAGCCAGACTTATAAACTATATTGTCGGTCTTATATGAATCAATTTCTTTCTTGAGCTTTTTAGATGCGTCTGGGTCTATCTTTGAATTACCACCTAATGCAGATAACGTTGAAGAACTAATAGATCCACCGCTTAATGAAGCTGAATCTGCAGCAGCTAATTCTTCATCAGTCATTTCTATAGATTGCACACCACCGACGTGTTTGATAGTTTCTAAATCATCTTGAATTAATTGAAAGTCAGCTTTATTAATAGGCACGTCTGAAATACCAGAAGGCGTTAAATGCTTATGGGCATTAATTGCATCTATAAAATCACTTAAAGTTTTTCTTAATGTTTCACCTTTAGCAGTTGGTTCACTTTCATCATCTGCATCTTTAGACACAAATATATTATCAGAATATAAGAATATCTTACCATCTTTATCAAACCTAATCATTGATTGTGATTGCGCATCAGCTCCATTGCCGATAACAAAGCCAAGCTCTTTACTATACGTTAAAATAAACTTTCGATTAATATCAAACGAGAATGAAGTTACTGCGCTAGATTCTTCTTCTTGATTGATAACTTTATCCTTAAGATTTTTATTTTGATTGACGTGTGATACGTATAACGGCATATAAATGTTATCGTTATCGAATGTAACTTCAACAATATCGCCTATATTTGGTATAGTATGCTGACCTCCTAAAAGTCTATTCATAGGAGATGCCCATGGAATAGAATCCTTGGGAATATTATCGAATCTGCCATAGACTTTTATTTTACATCTTCCATTTTTTAATGGGTCTGCATTGTCTACGACTTCACCAATCCAATTTATAATTTTTGAAGCGTCTAGCATAATAATATATTACTATAATATACTATGTATCACTATTTTATTTGTAAACATTTCCTAAGGCTTTGCGCAAACCGTCATCTAAAACATTTTGAACAGATTGTCCAGCACCGAAATAAACATTACCTAAAAGTGATTCGGCAATGTCTCGAGTATTTAATCGTTGTATATTCGTTGCGTTGTCTATTTTATTAACTAGATTCATGTAAATGCCTTCAGTTTCTAATTTAGGTTTCATGCCATCCATTGTAAAAGGAATTCCTGTTTTATCTTTAACCAAAGAAGACGCTGTAGTAATAGCTTCTTGTTTTTTCTTTTCAGCTAAATTTTTTAAATCTCTATTTGCTCTTTCTTTAGCCTTTTCAAATACACTTGACTTTTTTGATACCGGAGGAGCAGCAGGTGCTTGAGCACCGACTGAAGCTATAATAGAATCATCAATAATACCATTCATTGCGATCATTTCAACAGAAGTTAATCGTTCATAATTAAATGCAATTGCCTGAGACGCCATTTCTGGAGCATCGTTTTTAAGTTCTGCAAAAGCAGAAACTCCCGTTTGCATATTCCATTCGCAATTAGTTAATTGAAATGCAAGATACGGTTTTTTATTAGAACCGACCAAGTCAATATCAACATCTTTTGTAGGTGTTTGTTGATCTTCTATATTAGGATCTATATTAAAATTGCTTACGTTTCCTAATTGTGTATTAGATGGTTGAGTTTTTGCATCTACAGCTTCGTTAAAAAGCGGTCTTATATCAGAGACATAAATTTTAACTGAAAACTTTCTTAGATTAGGTGGAATAACGTAAGACCATGTTTCTTCGTCAAAAACAGCTTTTCTGTAATTTCTCATCAAACCTGTTATTGCTAAGTTAATAGATTCTAAACAACCTATTGCCAATTCATTTCCGTCTTTGCCAATATATGGCTCGTTTGGATCATAAGCTTGTAATTTATCAAGTCCAGCAATAGACTGCCAATACCACGGCATATTTAGATTAATATTTTCTAAACCTTTTTTAAAAGCAATTAACGCATCTAATTTAGGTTTAAATTTATCATTAGCTTGAACTAATCTTTTTAAATAAGCTTCGGCTCCAGATGGATCAAACAGCGGTGAAGATATAATAGCATCGGGTGTTGAAGTACTGTTTGTATTTGTAGTAACTTTAACATCATTCCATTGAAATAGCAACAAGAAGCCTAAATAAGTAGGGTCTTGATATGGTAATGCCTTAAGCTGAGTACCCTTTCTAAAAAGTCCTGCTTTTCTAAATGCTTCGTTTTGTATAAAAAATGCCATCTATTATTTAGTGTTTTGTTATTTGGTTTTCTTAGTTGCTGTTGTCGTATTTGCGGTTTCTTTAGCCATCGTTTCTTTATTTAAAGCGCTTACCTTTGTTGGCCATTCTCTTCTTAATAAAGTTAATTTTTGCAAAAACGGTTCATCGGCGCCTGCTGTGTATTCATACCGTATAGTATCTATCACATAGAATCCACTTGTAAATTCGTCTAGCACTTGTTTATCTTCTAAAGGATCTGTCTTAGATATTTCTTCTTTAATCAATTCTTCACCTAAAGTTTTAAAATTAGCATCTTTTAATTTATCTTTAGTATTTTTAGCAGCGAAGCCCTCTTGCATTTCTCTTGTAAAAATAAGAACAGGGATTTTCATACCTCTATAAAGACCATGATTTGGTGTTGATAAAGTTACATTCAACCCCATTTTATAAATTTCAGCTTTATTAATATCATTAATAAGAGATGACGTATAATAGTTTATGTGTGTATTGCCGTGATTTGGATCTACATCCATTCTCCCAGCATATTGTTGTCTAACTTCATCTTTCCAATCTGCTTCACCTCTTCTACCCTTTAGTGGCTCTTCATTATCTCTCATTTTTTCAGACGCGATAGGTTCAATGTCAAATGAAACTAATTTTTCGTCGGAATCATTTTCAAAATATTGTAATATCGTCTTAGTTCCTTTAGAAAATGAAATACCACCAGAATTATTATTAATTGCATATCCACTGATGTATTGAGAACTACCTCCAAAATTTAAATGATTTGATAAAAGTAATTGACTTTTAAATGAATCTATTTCAGGTACTGAATTAGTAGCATCTGTATATCCTCTATTGAAAACATGAATCAAACTATCTTCAAATTCATTTTTAGAATTGAAAACTTTATTAAGATCTATAAAATTAAGATAGTAATACGGATCGATAAAACCTGTTTGAAAAGATTTATCACTAACATATGAATGTTTGATTAATTTCTGCATAAAATTTAATCTGCTATCAAATGGACAAAGTCTTGCCATTTTATCGTCAGTCGCATCTATATTAGTCGCATAACCTAATTTTAATGTACTAGCAATATCTTTTAAATGTTTGTCAGTATTAGCACTTGGATAACCAACGCTCTCGTGTACATTAATACCTGGCACTTTTAAAATGCCTGACATTGTAAAAGTTCTTATGATAGTTGGATCTGCCATTGGATCTTTTTCACTATTAAAAACACTGGTAATTAAAAAATCAGCTCTAATATCTTTAAACGTTTTGTCTTGTCTTGAAGCAATTCTAACACTCATTACATCACCATCTCTTGGCAAAGCATCCGCCGAAAACGTATGATCTGCGTCTAAAAATGAAATACTAACAGTAGGAATAAAGCCAGATAAATTCAAACTAAATGAATCGATATTAATATCTCTAATGATAATATTATTGATTTTTACAAATGGAACCCATGAACCTATTTGTTTAGAGTTTTCACTTCTATCACCAGCCTCTTCATTAAGCGAATCTATTTTAATATCATCTAATTTAATAGATGGTTCTAAAATAGCTAAAATGTGTCTATTAAGGCTAGTAGATCCGTTAGGTGATTTTTGAGTAGTATCTGCCATAAAATTATTTAGTTAAATCGATTGTGCCATTAAGCTTGATAACGCCATCTTTGATAGTAACGTTAGCTGCTCCGGTTTTTAATACATTTGGAGGTAATATTTCACTAGCACCATTTGGATATTGAGCTGCCTTTCTTTTTAAGTATTCTATACGTTTCTGATCTTCAATAGGTAAACGTTTAGTTTTTAAGAATTTATCCCTAATCACATCTCCGTCTTCTTCGGTTAATTTATCGATTGGCTTTTTAAAATTAATTAAACCAGCTTTTATAGATGGCACTAACAAAATATCTCCTTCAGCTATCGTGAATGGATTTGATATGTTGTTGTATTTTAATAAATAATCAGCATAACTAGCATCACCGTAGTACCTTTCAGCTAAAAGATCTATTCTACACGCGTATTCTTTACCCACTATTATTTTATTAACAATCTCTGTATTAGAAGTTGAAAATAATAATGTAGGTTCAGTCATCACGACCACGTTATCTATAACTCTTTTGTTTTCGAAAGTTTTTAAATTCATTATCCGTTAGCTAATTTTTTATATTCTTCAAATTCTGTAGGTGACATTTGTACACCAGATTTAGTTGCATATAAATGAGGCGCTGAAGTATGTGTTGCATCGCCAGCTGCAGAACCTGTTATCTTTTCTTTATTTATATCTGGACCACTTTGCGGTGTTATGTAGAATCTTCCTTTACCGGAATTGAACATAGATTCTATTTCAGATTTATCTCTTGGTCTACCTGGTTTTAAAGTAATCGAAACTTCTAAATTCTCAGGAAAATCTAAAGGTCCTAATGGTCCTAGAAATTGTACTTCAGTTTTTTCGCAAATTAGATTACCAATAACTGCAATAGGATTTAATGGATTTCCGATAGTAACGTGCCAAGATCCTGTTGGATCACCCGTTAAAAGAGCAGCAGCTATTTGACCACCTTGTGGTGTATTAAATAAATCCATCAAAGCTCCTCCTAATAAATTGTTAGCTGTTTTACCCAATAGACTTGTAATGCCTGCCATGGTTCCACCACCCGCTAAACCTTTTAAATCACCTAACACAGATTTAAAAAAATCACCGTACTGTCCATTTTTTAATTTACTAATATCGCCCAACGGTCTTCCTATAGATCCTTTACCCGTATTTAAATATCTAACTTCTCCACCCCAAAATGGCGCATTCGAATATGTTAGAGTTAACATGTTTGCAAACTGATCTAAAAATAAAGCTTTAGGATTAGCATCACCAATAGCTCTCATTTCATATTGAAATTTAAGAGTAAAAGACTGATTGAATTCCATACCACCATCTCTAATAATCATAGATCTAATGGAGTTATATGGCCCAAATACGTGGTTAGGATATGTTGTTTTAAATGCATCAAATCCAGAACCTTGAGATTCTATTCTTCTTTGTCCAGCTGCATCTATACCATTAGCTGTAGCATTTAAAGAACTTAATATTGTGCTATTATCTATAAATGATCCTAGCTTACCTCTTCTTGCTTGTGTTTGCGAGTCTAACTCTTGCACATCGGCTTCTACTGGTTTCCATTTATAATTATAATCAAATTTTAATATTTCTTCTAATTTGTTACCAGTAACCTCTGACATCCAAGTAACAGCTCTGGCAACATCTGGTTGTGGTACTGGAACTAGATCGCCTTCTTTGTTTGGCATTTTTATATTCATAATATCATCACCAATAGGAAATGAAAACCTACGTAATGTTATCATGTGGTTGTTTGGTATTTTACCTAAATATTTACAAAGAGCAAAGTCAGACCATTCGTATTTATAACTTTGTTGTATTTTATCAGATCCGCTATTACATTTTTCAATTATCTTAGATACTGTTGGATTTTCATAAATACTTGCATCTCCAAAATCAATTTTATCGTAAGAATCTTCTTTAGCTTCTAAAAATGGAGTACCATTGAATCTGTATAGAGCAAAATTATTAAAAATAGATTGCTGAGTATTTTTACCATCAATTGTTTTTTTAGTATCTTTAGTCGTATATGATGTAGACATTGCTATTTTATCATATATAGGTATAGCTTTTGATTTTGCTTCAAGATTAGAACCTTCTTTGACTTCTGTTTTTGCAGTTGGATCGGTTGAAGGAATTTCACCTGGGTTCTCATCAATCGATGGTTTTGACAATACGTCCTTTTTAGGTGTATTTTTTAATATTTCTTCTAATTGATTATCTGCCATAATAAGTTATATGTGTTAAATGCCTAAGCGGCTTTATTACATATATATCTTATTTAATATTATTCAATATTATCAAGCTCTTTATTATCAGCTCGGTATAATAATTTATCGAAATAATCTTTTTCTGGTTTAACTCTATCAGCTAAGAATTTTTTAAGTGAAGCTTCGAATTCTCCACGAGCGTGGTAGTAATATTGTCCCTTTGAATAAAAGGAGCGACTGGTCAGATCCCACAAATCTTTGATATTCTTCTCAACGAAGTGATCTTGAAGTGAATTAAAGAGCTCTTTAAGTTCTCCTTGTGTTTTTACGCAGTATACAGAATCAACTGCAATCATGTAGCTTTCCCATTTCTCAGTAAATACTCTTTCAAGATCTTGTATTGTTGGATAAAGTGAACGCTTAAGGTTGATCTTAGTTTGTTTAGAATCAAAATCACGTTTGAATGTAAGGCCAAAGAAATATCTTTTTAAGAAAGCTACGTCATCGTAAAACTTACTTATTTTAAGTTGATATTGAGGCATATCAGTGTCAAACTTTACATCATAGATGACAGCTTGCACCGGAAATAAAACATTAGGGTATCTAAAATTGGAAAGTAAGGCATATACGGTTTCGCCTTTTGAAAATAAACGATGTCTTATCATACCTTTTCAATAAATTTAACAGAATCAAACTTGGATAAAACTGTTTTTCCAGGGTAGTCGTCTCTGTTAATAATGAATAAAGAAATACTCATTTCGTTTTCTTCTATTTCATAAATTGAACAAAACATATCTGATACAGTTTCAATAGTTTCTGCATTTAGATTTTTAATTACATAAAGTAATTTAGACTTGTTATTGTTTTTGGCATCTTGAATGCCTTTAACTAAATGTAATCCTATGATTGTGTCAGTTGGTTGAATTCCATCAGGATCAGATTTTGACAACTTAACATTAATTGCATAGTAATCTATTACAGATTCGTAAGCATCCGCTGTTTTTAAAAATTTGACAAAATCTCTTCTGTTTGAACACCAAACACAATCTATGATTAATTTCATTTATAACATCTCTTCGAAGTATTTAAGATCGCTTTTAAGCTCCTTAATCTTTTCTTCGATTTCAGCTTTTGATGGTTGATATTCATCGCCCCATTCTACTGATATTTTTATTTGGTTTTTATCCTTAGAGTTACCAAGCTCTAGACCAGAATCTAAGATTAAATCATTGATGAAGTTAATCTTAGATTCAGTAGAATTAGAACTTTCAAAATCATATACAGTAACAGAAGTATAAACTTCTCCCGCCGCATTAATATTATCGTCTTCGACTATCTTGATAATGCCATTATCTGCTAGTTCTAATCTTATATTTTGCATTATGCTCTAGCTAATTTTAATTTGTAAGCTTCTTTTTCTAATCTTTTAGCCTTTTTTCTATCTTCGGTTAGTGTTGCTTTATTTTTAACAGATCTTAAAACATAAGCTTCTTCTAACATTGCAATTTCTTCAGCGTTATAACCTGAATTTACCCAATTTTCTTTAGATTTATTTAAAGCGGCTTGCAAAGCTTCTTCGATTTGTTCTTGCACCATTCTAGTATGTGCTTCATGAGCTAACTTACCTTCTTCAGATGTTTTCTTGTACCATCCTTTTAGCACTTCTCCAAGAGGATTATAATCGTTTTTGATTTTTAAAAATCCAGCCTTGCTATAATTTTTACGTCTTTCGCGTCTACTGCTTGATGATTTTTTAGCCATTGTAATAATTGTTTATGTATGTGTTTAATTGTTCTTTTAAGTATTCCTTTAGACTATCTATTTCAATCTTGGAGGCTACTGATTCTGTGATCGTATTTATTAATTCGTCTCGCTCTTCATCTGAGTTCTCTAATAGAATGGCAAAGACTTCTTTCTTAGGTAGATTAATTCCTAAACTAAAATCTACAGTTTCCACATTCTTCTGAGATAGTTTGGCAATTAGAGATTGAAGTGGCGTTTCTGTAGGTATTTGTTGGGAAATTTGTTGGGGGATTTGCTGGGAAATTTGCGTGGGAGATTTATCTTCATACACATTTTCCGCTATAATACTGGTTCTAGAATTAACCTTAGACCCATTTCCTAAAGGCTTAGCATCTGGTAGAGGCATATCACCGTCTTCTGATTCCATTAAGAATTCCTTTGCAACGGCCTTGTATATCTGAGAACCATCTGCGAAATATAAAAATTCACTATCCTCGGATTTTAACGTCACTACTTTTCCGAATGAATCCCCTTTGATCCATTGGAATACCCTTGTTTTTTCTAACTGTTCTGTATTATTACTCATAATTGTCTGATTACGCTTCTTGTGTCTCAGAGATGCTATGAAATTCAATATTTGTTTCATTATACTTCTCCATAAATTTATCTATAAATCGTTCTGATTCCTTGGTCATATCTGAACCCATCCAACAGTCTACTCTCTTAAGGTACATATTGTAAAAATAACGAGAGCCCTCTTTGGCTAGTTTGTCTTGTAATATTGTAACGTCCTCTGGATAATGCCTTACATTAAAGCCCATACTCTAGTTATTTATATAAATTAATTAATCATTGTTCCAGACAATCACTTGATTGACCTCAATACCCGCGCGCTGTAATAACATAATACCTGACATGTCACGATAGTCTTCACAATAATAAACCTCTTTTACTCCGGCTTGAATAATCAATTTAGCGCAATCAAAGCAAGGTAGTGTAGTAGTGTAAAGAATAGTGTCCTTGGAAGTCAAGGTAGATTTTGCCAACTTGGTTAGCGCATTTGATTCCGCGTGCAATACTTCTCTTTTGGTAGTGCATTCGCATCCGTCCTTTGAATACGTTTCGCATTCATTGTCAAATCCATGTGGTGTTCCATTATAGCCAAATGAAACGATTTGCTCGTCTTTAACAATAACACATCCAACCTTACGTCTTTCGGCATAAGATAGTTTAGCCACTTGATAGGCTATTTGCATATATATTTTGTCTATGGGAATTCTAGGCATATTTTAAATCTTATTAGTTATTTATACTAATTTCTTAGGGTTTGTTTACAAAAAGAAAGGAGATCCGTTATGGGATCTCCTTTCAAATATAAGATGATACGCTTATATATTAGTTAGCTTCTTCTTGCTCTCTTTCTCCGGGTGTCATGTTAGATTCTTTACACTCGTCAACTTTTTTACAAAAAGCTTCTTTAATTTGATTACACGCAGCTTCATAAGCTTCTAACGCATAGTCTTCTTTCATTTCTTTTAAAGTATTAGCAGCGAATCCACCGATTAATGCAGCATTTTCTGTCATATAAGTTTCGATAGTGTGCTCGTCGTGCTCGTCGTTTTCCCAAGCAGCAGCCTCTTCTTTCATCATGCCGTAGCATTCTTTAAGAATTTCACTTACTGGTCTTTTAGGTTCGTCTTTACTTTTTTTTTCAGCGTCTTCCTCTTCTGAAGATTCTTCTACTTCTTCCTTTTCTTCAGCTTCAGATACTTCTTTACCGATATCTTCACCTTCAGCTTGATCTTTTAAATCTGCATTTACTTCAGCTGAATCGTCTTCTGCTCTGTCTTCTGCTTTAGCGTATTTTTTACCGTCAGCATCGATAACTTCTGGAGTCTTGTCATTTAAGTCATTTTTTAACCCATCTGCTTCTGTACCAGTTACATCATTCGCTTCGTTAGCTTCTTGTTCAGGTGATTGTACTTTGTCCGCATCTTCAGCTGACTCTTCTTCTGGAGTACCTAAATCTACGATTTCTTTTTCAATTTCTTCAGCTCTGTCCATTTCGGAAACATACTGTTCAAATGTTTTTAATTTTGCCATGATAATGATATTATTTTATTATGTTTTAAAGATTATATATCTAATTTTTTTAGAGATTCGTTAATAATTAGAAATTCACCAAATGTTAGACCTTCGGTTGCATATCTCATTTTTAATTTGTTTACTATATCAGCAATAGATAGCATTTGAATTTTAAGATCGTTTTTCTTAATATTTAATTCAGCTATTTGAATTTTCCACATATCTGCTTTTTTACCCTTTAGCTCCATTACTTTTTTTCTAAGATCTCCAGTTTTTTGTCTAGCTTCTCCAAGTTTTTGTAATAAATCGCTAGATTGCATTTGTAAATCTCTTAGTTTATTTTCCATTAGAAAATCAAGAGAATATAGATATGACTCGCAAGTGTTAAGCCATTCTGTTACTTCTTCTGCTGCTTTTATTTTATCCATCGTTTCCATAGCCCAATCAACACCTTCAGTTCCACCCCAAATAAGCCAAGCTACGTGGCCTCTATCTTTCCAAGGTTCGTCTTTAAATTCTGGTGCGATTGTTGAATTTTTTCTATGTCTGTTAAATTGCGCCATTCTAGAAACAACATCCTCAGATAAAGATTCGCCTTTAGCTAATTGGTGTGCTCTTTGCCAACCAACTGCAGTACCGGCTGTTACGACATCTCTGCCGTATTTTTCTTTCCAGTCTATTGCTTTTTGTGCATTTTTAGATGCAGCCGTAGGATAATCGCTATATGTTTGTTCTTTGCTCATATTTAATTATATATCTAAATAAAAAAAGAGGACTTTTGTCCTCTTTTAATTTTAGTTGGTTGCTGTCTGATCGACTTGTTCGACAATTTGATCTTCTACTTTAAAAATAGAATCTAGCGTTTTAAGTAAACCTTCGGCTTCATCTACTTTTCTAACCAAATTATCAATTTCGTCAATGATCTGTGGATGTTCACCGATTCCAACAGAATTTGACATATAAACTTCAATAGTAGCTAAAGCTTCTAATCTTTGCGCGCTATAACGTGCCTTTAATGCTTTTAATTTAAGTTCTGACATAATTTTTTATTTTTTATACTAATTGTAATTTATTTTGTTTCAAATATTGAAATACTGCCAATTCTTTAGCCTTAGCTTCTACTTCAACGTCGATATCTAGACCATATGAATCTATAACATCATATAAGTAATCTGCGTGAGCCCTTTTATTAGTTTGAGATGCATCTTCGTGAATGGTTTTACACGAAGAGAAGTGCGTAAGTTGTTTGACATCTTTAGGCCAAGATTTTGCTGCTAATTTTAAAGAAGCTTCTTGATCTAATTGACCAGGATGGCACCAGTGATGGTGGTAGTCAAATGTAATTGGAACGTGTATGTTACTGTATACAGAATCATATAAGTCCTGGACTGTGTACTGTGATTCCTTGTCATCGTTTTCTACAACTAGTCTAGACTTAACTGACTCGTTTAGTAATTGAAAGTTTTGACAAAATCTTTGCATAGCAGATTCTTTATCTGGCGCTGTAGTATTAACATGTATATTAATAGCTGCGTAAGGTGTACGAGGTAGACCAATAAGATCCATGATCTCGCCATGCGTATTTAAATCTCTAATGGTTTTAGTAACTACATCTGGATTCGCAGAAGCCAAAACTGAAAATGGACCAGGATGAAATGTCAATCTTTGACCATATTGGCTTGCTAAAGTACCTGCACCTTTAAGAATATTACAAATCTTATCATAATCTGGCAAGTCTTTGAGTTCGTATTCGCTACACCATGGAAACATATCAGAACTCATGCGATAAAGCGAAATTCCATTCTTATGATTCCATTTGATAATTTCTACCATGTCTTTGACATTTGCCAAAGCCAATTCGCTAGCGTAATTAATACCACGCTCTGTGAATGTTTTCTTAATCATACCACGACCAATAGTAACTTTACGTTCTTTTTGCAAAGTCATATTGATGCAACAATATCCTAAATTTATTTTCATATGAATTATATGTTGATTAGTCCCATTGTTTTTCAAATTTATACCAATGATCAGCTGAAGCGCAATCACGCATACCTTCTAAAATAATAGCATCCATTTCTGTGCCACTTAAAGAATCTACCAAAGCTGTGATAAAACTTTCAACAATTAAAGGAGAAGCGTATTCATTAGTGCTTTTATTATACAGTTGTTTTTCTGCATAATTTACTAAACCTGAACAAACTCGTGTTGCGACAGCTTCATCATTACTAAATCTACTACCAACATAATAGTCATCGTTTACTGGAAAGCTAGCAATAATTTCGTCATTAGATTTACGTAATCTAAGTACTGAAACTGCAGTTTGTATAATTGGTTTAACATTGTTTGCTGCTTGAGTGTTTCCAATTCCATTGCATTTAAATTCTTGAATATTCATTTGTTTTTGTTTTTATTATTATAATGTAAATATACTAAAAAGATTTGATATAAAAAAATATTTAAGCAATTATTTTTTACTAAGTGCGTAATAACTACCTGCGTAAAATAAACTTAAAATGTCTGTAGAATCTTTGATTGTGATAGAGACAAAGAAACCTCCGGAAGTTGTAGGTACCTTGTCGAGATATTCTACTTCAATGTTTTGTTTTTTAATTTCAAGAATTTGATCGGATGATAGGACTATTTCGTATTTCATATTATGTTTGTTTTAATTACTCTGTAAATATACAAAAAAAAGCCCAAACTAAAAAATTTGGGCTTAATTATTTTTAAAAGTTATTAACATTTATTTCCAGAACAACTGGACGCATAATAGAATTACTGCTAATATCAATGAAACTCCTGTTTTCGTGTTGATTCCTTCGTCCATCATAGTATATGTTAATGCAGAAAAAGCTAGCATACCAACACTGAATCCAATAAATCTTCCAGGCCAAAGAGCTCCTTCGTAATATTGAGCTAATTCTTTAGTGCCTAGAATAAATGTATATGAAACTATGCTACCGCCGATTAAAGCTATCACTAATGGATTTCTTTTAAAGAATGGCCACACAAACTGACCATTGGTTTGAAACCAAACAATCACTTGTCCGATCGTTAATAAAATAATTCCATTAAATAAATTTCTCATTAAAATAATTCTGTTGTTGTTGTAACGATATGTGAAATGAAACTAGGTCTATGGTATTTGCAAGATCCGTGCTCTTTAATAGCATCGATGTGTTGTTTTGTGCCATATCCTTTGTTCGAAGCCCATCCGTATATTTTGCCTTCTTCACATTCTTTCATCCAATTATCACGATGTACTTTTGCAATAATAGAAGCTGCTGCGATAGAAGTGTATTTATTATCTCCGCCCACGATAGTTGCAAAGTTTTTACCTTCAAATCCATGGAATTGATCTCCATCAACAAGAACAAAATCAAAATCTTTTTTAGCGTAAACACCTTCTAAAGCTTTACCCATTCCATGCAAAGTTGCATTAAGAATATTCATGTTTTCGATAATAGATTCATCTACATGAACTACGTCCCACGCAATAGCATTTGCCATTACAATTTTATAGGCTTCTTCTTTTTGTTTTTCAGAAAGCAATTTAGAATCTTTTACAAGTGGGTGGGAAAAGTTGTTAGGCATAATACATGCCGCGATAGTGACTGGACCTGCAAGAGATCCTCGACCTACTTCGTCTACGCCAACTTCTACGATTGATTGGTCTTCGTTATAGTGTGATTTGAGTAATACGTATCTAGTTTCAGACATGTGTATATTATTAAAGTTATAATACTTATACACATGTCTTCTACTTTGTTTTTATTTCTCTGGATTATCTACTAATTTACATCTATCGAAATGATTTTGTTTCATTGCTGAAATTCCACCTATTTTTTTACAATGTGGACATTGTATTTTAGTTTGTGGTTTAGATAATTTTAATTTAACATTGTCTGGGCACGGACGCCCTTTTTTCCAAGAATGCATTTTATTTTTCTGTTCCTGTGTCATGTTTAACTTAGATAATGATTGTTTTATTTTAACATCATCTGGCGTATTTAAACCTTTATTCCACGGCTGCTTTCCTTTAAGAGATTTTGACATTTTTAATTTAGAAGCTTCGCTGTGGTTTTTACCGATATTATTTGTATTACCTAACATACGTTTTCTAATAGCATCTTTAAAAGCATCATCATGTTTAGTTCCAGCATTTGCAATAGAGATTTTATCACGCGTTTCTTGCGTAACTATTCTTCCTTTACGGGATTGTGACATTTTTTTCTTGGTTTCTTCAGATAATGTAGTTCCAGTTATTGAAAATTTAGAAGAAGTTGCGTTTGCTTTATTATAAAAAGATGGATTAGAACCTACATTAAATTTTGCATGTAGCTTTATTTCTAGATTATGTGCATCTTCTCTGTTGTCAAAAATGCAAACAATTACGTATTTATAATTATGTGGATTTTGAATTTGATCTTTTATAAAATCTCTATCTTTGCTTGAAGAAAAATATTTTACTCCAATATCTAATATTGGTTCAATGTCTGACGATCGATATCCATAATAATGTTTATTATGGAGTATATTTGTTATGCGATATACATAATAATATTTGTAGTTTTTCATAAATGTTGATATATTTGTAGTTATAT